ATCGACAGCGTGGCCTGTGATGTGGCGGCTGTTCAATGTCTGGCTGGCACCGGCATCTTTGAGCACCTTCTGACGCTCTGGCGTGCGCAAGCCCTCGAGCACAGCGAAGTCCACCGTTGTGATTTCAATGGCGTGCTCGACGACCTTCACCAGATCGGGATGCACGCCTTTGAGCCTGTCTTTGGAGCGCTGCGAGAGCTTGAACATTATTTGTCCGCCTTCTTGTCGATCTTCTCTTCTATGTGGTCGAGCTTTTGGAAAATGCGATTTAATGCATCGTCAAAAGAATCTCGCTTGACGTAGTTACCTGCCACCAGCACTTCGATGTTGGCGACCTTCTCGGCCAGCTTGGTGTCTGCGCGTTGCAGGTCTTTGACCGCCTGCCACACTGCATTCAACAAGAAACCGATCAGACCGCCGAACCCTGCCAACAGCCAATTGATGATTGTTTGATCCATGTCTTGGCCTGCTGGTTAGGAGAAGATGGCGACGTTGCTGTACAAGGTGTCTACGCCACCAGTATTTGGTTCAAATGCTTGAATTCTGATCGAAGTTGTAGTTGGAGCAGAATTGTTTTTTATGTTGATATTTTGATCTCTTGAAGTACCTGAAGCAGAAAAAGTCCCGCAGACTGCAACTCCATAATTCCCATCCACCATCGCATTGGTAAAGTTGACCGTATAGTCCCCCGTCCCATTGTCCGTAATCGACAAGACATTAAATGCCCGACGAATGGCGACAGTGCCTGTTCCGTTGAAATTCACCCATGCTTTTGCAGAGCCATCAACGACCGTATCGGTCGGGACAGTCTTGCTGCCTGCTAAGTTGGAGAGCGTTGTTGCTTTGATTGTGGACAATTTTTCTCTCCTTTAGCGGAAGATGGATGCAGTGACAAGAGAGCTATCTTCGGCAGACCCAGTTGCAGCAGTTTGAATAACGCGAGCAGATGCTGTTGTTAAAGTCAAAGGATTAAGTGCGCGGCATCCGCTTCCTGAAGTGGTCGCTCCGCCAAGGCTGTTGCCACATAACGAATAATTCGCATCCGGCATCGCGTTCGTGAAGTTGACGGTGTAATCACCAGTGCCGTTGTCGGTGATGCTCGACACGTTGCCAGCTGCACGGATTGCCACGGTGCCTGTGCCGTTGAAGTTCACCNAAGCACGGCACTTATAGTTCTCAGTGCCATCTGAGTTGAGCCACTGATTAAATTTTGCCGTGCTCATGATTTACAGCCCTTCAACGATCAGTTTCAACTCGGACACGCCTGGTGCCGAATCAATGTCAGCTTGGATGGCAGCGTACTTGGCACGCACAGCCTGACGAGCAGCCTCAGCAGCGGCGGCCTCAGAGGGAATGGTGGCCTTCACATCCAGCGGAGCGAACTCAGCAGCACGGGCTGCACGACGCTTGTCGTGGGCGATGGTTTTGGCTTTGTCGATGTTGATTGAGATCATGTTCTTCTCCTTGGTTTAGGCGGTGTATTCCCACGCATCGCGGAAGGTGCGGTCGCTGGGCACGTCAGCAACATCCACGATCTTGTAAGGCTTACCAGCAGGCACGGCCTTGAGCACGTCCTCTTGCGAGACGCCTGGGGCTGGGACGATGATGCTCACGCCACCTTCGTCGTTCGGGTAAATGATTCGTTTGTTTTCCATTTTGGTTTCTCCTGTTGAATGGATGGGTTAGCGGAAGACGGAAGCATAGACGTTTGCAGGGTCGACGTTTCCAGTTGTCACCCTCCAAGTTGTGATGCGAATTGCAGAAGCTGTTGCTGCTGTTTGCGAGTTTTGGTTAAGTGATGTTCCATTTTCAGTCGCATAATTTCGCTCACAAGTTCCTGCAAGCGCATAGTTCGCATCCGCCAGCGCCGTAGCAAAGTTGACTGTGTAATCGCCTGTGCCATTGTCCGTGATGCTGGAAACATTGAACGACGCACGAATAGCCACCGTCCCTGTGCCATTAAAGTTGACCCACGCTTTGACTGCGTTACCGCCTGCGGTGTCGAAATTGTCTGAGCCTCTGATTACGCTTGGCATTCTGTTCTCCTTTTAGACCACGACCCAAGTGCTGCCACTCGGTACGGTCACGGTAATTCCACTGTTGATCGTCACAGGCCCTGCGGTCATCGCATTTTTGCCTGAGGTGATCGTGTAGTCGTTGGTTACGGTCTGGTCGTTCTCAAAGAAGATTTTATTCGACCCACCCCCTGTTGCGCCACCCCCAGAGCTGGAAAGACCAACGCTGCGGAACTCGGTGCCAGAGCAGACGATAAAGCAAGACTGGCCAGCGGCCAAAATCAAAGTCGATGCACCGTCGATGGTCTCGCCACCGTTGGGGTCGATGGTGATCGAGCCAGTGCCCACGTTAACCACACCAAACGCAAAGCCATCGCCAAGCGTAGCAGCTGCAGTCAGCGACAGCGTCCACGTGCCAGTGCTGTTGAACACCTTGCCTCGATCGCCTGTGACGACCGTGTAAGCGCCCGAGAGCGCAGTCGTGTCAGATGCCAGTGCGCCCAAGTTCAAGAGGGCTGCGGCCTGCGTCGTGCCACCCGTGCCACCTTGGTTCAGCGGTACCGTGCCTGCGATCAGCGAGAAGTTGATGCGCTCGGTCGCGTTCAGCGACTGGAACACCAGCGTGCTGTTCTTGTTCTTCACGGCCACCGAGTAGTCGGTCGCGTCCACATAGATTGAGGCAGGCGAGCCGCTGCGCATCGGATATCCACCCAGCGTGCGAACAGGTTGCGATGCTGGAATGGTCAGCGCGGCATCCCAGTAGATGGCCTGTGGGTTGGCCTCTGCTGGCAGGCCAGCCGTGCCGATGTAGATGTAGCCATCCTCCAGCGGCTGGCCATCGCGGTCTGTGAAGATCGCAAACGGCGAGTAAACGGACAATGCGGACATTATTGGTTCTCCTGATCAAATTGGCGCTCGGTCTGCAGAGCATTGACAATCCACTGCTCCAGCTTGCCGGGGTCGCGGGGGAGGTTCGCGGCCTTTGCAAAATTCATGAAAGATTGTGACATGGATAGACGCTTGATGGCCTCTTTACTTGCGTCGCCTTTGGTCGCAGCCTCGATTGCCAGCTTCTGGAACTCGTCGCTGGCAAAGAGCTTGCCTGCGGCCTCGACAGCATCCTTCTTGCCACTGGACAGCGCACTCATGACGCCGGTGGTCGCAGCGGCTGCAATCGGGCCACCACCCATGGCAGCCACGCCTGTGGTCACCACCTTCCCGGTCGTGCTCTCCATGACCTTGGACACCAGTCCTTCGGCCTTCATGGACTCGACCAGCGCCTGGTTTGCCTTGCCGGTGGTCAGCACATTGGCGCGAGCTTCCGTGATGCGCTTGGAGACCTCGTATAGGTCGCGCATTGTCTTGTGCGCCTCGGGGCCAAGCGCGTCCACCACCTGCTTGTAAATCGGTGCGTTGGCACGCAGCTTGGGGTACAGGTCGGCAAACTCGGAGAAGCCAAAAGCGCCTCGCTCTGCCCCACGGCCAGATCGGGTGACCGATGCCAGGGCGGTAGCGACCGTCTCTTTGCGCAAGTCCTCTGGCACCAGCTTCATGAGCTTCATGAAGTCAGCAGAATCGCCCTTGGCAGCCGAGGTGATGGCCAAGCGCATTTTGCTGGCGATGCTGCCCTCCACGTCCTCACCGAAAGCGTTGATGATGCGCTTGCCCAGTGCACGCTCTTTAGCGTAGAGCAGGTTTGCACCGCGCAGTTCTTGACGCAGGGCCTCGCCACCGATCTCGCCAACAGCGCCGAGCTGGTCGTCTGCCAGCGCAGCGTAGAGGCGTTTAAGCGCACCGGCTTCCATGTTGCCGTAGGGCGACTCTTTGCCTGCCACGGCTTGGCCAATCAGATTCTTTTCGCGCATCAGGCGACCGTAGGTCACATCACCGTCCTGAATCATCTTCAGGAGCTTTTTCTCTTGTGCAGACAGTCCACCCTCGCCAACCTCGGTGATGATCGTGTCGAGCGTCTCTTGGAGCTTGGGCATGGTCACGATGGACTGCTTAGGCACAGCCTCGTCCACGCGCTTATAAATGGCACCGGCTTGATTCGACAACTCGGTGCGCGTCTTGGTCAGCGAATCGCGCACCTTCTGGGATACCACGCCGGGAGCCACAGCGCCTTCGACAAAGGTGGCGTCGAATTGCTTGATGACGTCATCGGCCTTGTCCACGGCCTTGCTGACTGTGGTGCGCCATGCGGCCTCGGCCTCGGAGCCAGCAGCCGAACGGGTCAGGCCCACGGCAGCGCGGATTTGCGGGTTGTCGCTGAACACGTCAAAGGGCAACTCCAGCCCCAAGCGGTCGGCTGCGGCCTTGGCCTCTGGGTTGACAGCGGCCAGTTCTGCCAGGCGGTCACGGGCAGACTGGGAGCCGATGCCTTTGCCGGAAGCGCGGCGCACCAGATCGCCAACCTCCTCAAAGGCCTCGGTGGTGGTCTGGGCTGCAGGAGCCGCGGCAGGGGCCGACAGGCGGGACGTTCTGGGGCAGCTGGGGGGACAGCGGCAGCAGGAGGCGGCACGGCCTGATCTGCGGCCTGTACGACAGGCTGGGGGGCTGGTGCGGCTGCGGGTGCAGCAGCCGGGGCCGGGGCAGGCTTCGGAGCGCGGCCAGTGGTTTGCCTGACAGTCTGGACGACTTTGGGCAGCGCCTGAGCCACGGCTTGGCCACCTGCGCCGGTCACGCCAGCCAAAGCGACCTCTTTGGTATCAAACGTGCCACCCGTGCCTGCTTGGGTTCCTTCGATGACAGCCTGTGTTCCTGCGCCAGCCAAGCCAGCGCCAGCCACAGTGCGTGCGCGGCCAGCGGGGGTGAAGGACAGGAGACCACCCAAAGCGCGAGGAACGTCGCCCATCGAAAAGCCGGGTGGGATGGCGTACTCTTTTTGATCAATCGACGAGCGCAGGAGGAAGTTGCCCTTGGCGTCTTGGCGCACCTGCACGCCGGGGAAGTTGGCTTGCAGAATCTGCACAGTTTCATTTGGATTGCTTACAAGCGTGCCAAGTGCGGTCTTGAAAGACGCCACGCTCATCTGATTCAACTCGGGCATGCTCGTCCACTCAGGCAGCGCCTGCGTCTCAGGTGTAGCGCGTTGCGTGCCTGTGACGCTTTCCACAATGCCTGCAAAGAAACCGGGTTCTGGAGTAGTTGTTTTACGATCTGCTGTAACAACCACTTCTGGAAGTGATCGCTCACCGCCACCAGCACGAATGGCAGCAACTCGCGCCTTTAACTCTGGCGAGTCTGGTGCAACATCGTCAGGGATGTTGTTGAGCGTGATTCCGTCTTTTGTCGTGATCGAGTACGGCATATCAGTAGTCCACTGTCACGTTGCGTTGACCAGGCGTTCCACTTGGTGGCGCTTCTTTGTCCGTGTAGAAAATGTTTTGCTCGTTCAATCCGTAGCCTTTTGCAATTCGGCTGAGACCATCACGGACAACTTTTTCTTGCTCGGCAGCAGACTTGAACAATTTGTCTGCTTGTCCCTTGAATGATTTGCGTTGGCCAGCGTTAAGACGCTCTCCAGAAATAACCCTGTTGTAAAGGTTTGTAATGCGCTCTGGAACACCTGCTGCGTTTTGTGCAGTGGCAAATTCGCCTTCTCGCACCACAGAGACAGGGTCGAGCATCTTCATGTAACCGAAGATCAGTGACAGATCACCAACAGCGCTGTCCTCAGACACTTTGACGCGACCGTAGGCTGCTTTGACGTCTTGGTATACCTTGGTCTGGTCGTTGTATTCTTTGCGAATATTGCGTTCAGCTTCTGGGCGCTTGTCTGCAGGAATAATGCCTTTTGCAATTTGGTCTGCTTCTGCACGTGCGCGTGCAGCATCTGCACCAGACTTGGCAGCGGCGGCGTCTGATGCACGACGAGCAGCACGAGCAGATTCAATCTGTGATTGTGTGAGCTTGAGTTCTGCGCCGAACTTCTCTGGCGCAAACTTGGCTTCTGCTTTCTTGATGATCAACTCGGCCTCGAGCTTGTCGAGTTCCGACTTGAACTTCTGAGGCGCGTTCTTTGCCTCCTCTTTCTTGATGATGAGTTCTTGCTCTGCCTTCTCAATCTCTTTGTTGAGCTTGCTGACTTCAAGAGGCTGCTTCTCTGCCTTGCGCTTTTCTTCTTCTGCAGCGCGTTTCTCGCCTTCGACAGAGCGCTTCTCACCTTCAATCTTGGTGCGCAGGTCTTGGTACTTCTCTGGCCCAAGCGCGGCAACCAACGACAAGTTGGTGCTGACCTTGGCTGCGTCTGGGTTGTGTCAACAATGCCAAGCAGGACTTCTTGCTTCTTTGCCTCATCTTCACGACCAGAGTTGCGCAGCGCAGTGATGCGCTCGTTAATCAGGTTCTTCGCCATGTCTGGCTGATTGCCCTCAAGGGCAAACAAGACTTGAGAGCCGTAGCTAATCTCGTTGTTTTTCTGCTCGGCTACTTAGCTAAGCCCCACGTACTTCTCGTAGGTCTTTCGACAGCGATGGGTACTTGATCATGATCTGCGTGAAGTCGGTCGCAGTCGCGTTGGGGTTCTTCGACAGCGTTGCCAACTCACCTTGCATATCTTGGACGTTTTTCAACTCTTGCTCTTTAAGAGCAGCGTCTGCAAGCGCTTGCTTTTGTTTGGCTGCGTAGTTCGCCAAGCCAAGCGCAGTCTCCACGCCCTTCATGGTCGAGCCAAAAGGGTCGCCTTGTTGCTTGAATGTGTAGTCGAAGGGTTGTGCCATTTAGAACACCTTAAGGGCTTTGAGTGTGGCCACCTGACCGATGGAGCTTCCAACGTTACCCCACATTTGCGCTTGCGCTTGCCCGGAGGCCAGCGCTGCACCTGCTGCGGCTTGGCCTTGCTGTTGCATCAGGGCGGCAATCGTGCCACCTGCAGTCTGGGCTGCGGCACCGGTACCGGCTGCGGACGCTTGGCCCAATCCTGTCACTGTGCCGAGCTTGGCAAATTGGTTCTCGATCATTTGGCTAAGAAGCTGAGGGCGGTACTGTGCCAGCGCAGCTTGAATGTTGCCACCGCGCAAGCCACCAGTGGCCGATGCCTGTTGCAGCAGGGCTGTCTCGCCTTGGCGTGAAAGTGCTTCGAACTGAGGTGATTCCTCCAGCGCTGCAATCGCTTTGCGCTGTTCTTCTGTACCCGCCAGACCAAGCAATGCTTGCTGTGCGCCGAGCGCCGATGTGCCTGCGCCAACGTATGGAGCAAGCAGCTTTTGCACCACGTCGAACTGGCGACGGGTTTCGGCAATGCTGGCCTCGCTCGCCTGAGTTTGTGCACCTGCAGCTGTCTCTGCGGCAGAGGTCTGAGCTTTGCTAGACATTACCCCAGAGATGACTGCGCCACCAACGATGGCGGTAGCAATTCCACTCATGTCTGGTCTCCTTGTTTCAAAAAGATGCCAGACAAAGAAAGTGCCTGGCGGTAATCAACGGTCACTTCTTCGCCCATGCTGCCACCTTCACATCCTGCGATGCGGCGCAGCGCCACGAGGTAAATGTGGCCATTGTCGGAGCGCACGAACTGTGCGTTCGGGTTGCTGGAATGGTTGGTGTAGCGACCAAGCGGCGTGCGCATCCCATCGATGCGAGCAGGGCCAATCAATGCGCCAGCCTCGACAGGGTAGCTGAGGAAAACCCCAAGCCCCTCGATGGCCGATGCTCGGATGGTTATAGCGGCGTAGCCAGGCGGCATGCCGATCTGATCGGATTCATTTTCCGACTGCTCTTTTACGGTCTCCGCAGAAAATCCTGCGTCTGCAATTAAGTCAGAAAAATCATCTCTGTCTGCTTGACGAGATTGATACGCAAGAGCTTGTTGCGTTGCATGATAAGCCTGCCATGTTTCGCTTTTGTCAAGGAACGTGGCCTCCAGCTTATCGATGTCGCGCTCTTCGGTGGCATAAACGTTTTGCCAGACGCAAGTTTCAATTACAAACCCAACCTTGCGACCGGGTTTGCCAACAAAAATCATTGGAGCACGAAGAACCTCGGTTGTGCCATCGTCCTTGAGAATAGCCACTGCGCCAGTGAGCATGATGTTCAAGTGCTCAAAGCGCTGCGCGTGACCAATGGCAAGAGTGCCTGCAGGAAGTGTGACCTCGCGGACGTAGATGCCTGGGCCAAAGTGATGAACGACAGGGCACTCGGCTTGCGGAAGCGCAAGCATGTGCTGCTCAAGTTGCGAGACTTGCTCGGCTTGTTGCAATTGTCGATTTGCGGCCTGCACCAGCATCAGTCACTCCTTTTCAGGGTTGCGGCTGCTGGTGGCCTGATCGACTCAGCAGCGCCATTGTCTCACAAATTGCCACTGCGTCAATCTTCATAATACGGGCGTTTTTCCCATGCTTGGCACGAGCGCATGTCGTGGCAGATGAAGTCGAACTTGTGGCAGTAGCCACGATACCCTGCGTCCGTGTCCCAGTCGTTGCGTGGAATCTTGTCCATCTTGGCCTGCATCAACGGGGTGTTGTTGTAGTACTCGCAGTTGGAGCAGCGGCGGCGACGGGCTTCTTTCTCGTCGACCTGCATGGCGTTGCCAAGCGCGACCCAGTAGACCTTGTTGGCGGTCGGTTCGTTCGATGGTTCTTCGGGCCCAAGCATCCAGTCGTCAATGACGGTCTGGGTGTTNNTTTTGTTCTCAGCAGCCGTGATTAAACGGCTTTTCTTTGGGGATTCCGACCATCCCACCAATTGTCATCATCGGCATTTCTGCGTCGCGCATTAGGGTTTCTCCTTAAGTAATTTCACGGCCAGATGCGCTGATGGTAATTGCACCAGCAGCGCTTGCCAAGGTTGAAATGTAGCCACCGTCCTCCAGCGTCTGCCCGACCAACTCGGGGCACAGATAGCACTCGCCCGGGGCAATCGTGCGCTGGCGCAGGACTTGGTTGTTCACGCCTGCAAAGGCGCTGGCTGCGACCAAGTTGACGCTGAACTGCACGTCCACGGCTGCGTGGTTGGTGGCGGTGAACTTGTCGATGATGGTCTTGCAGCCCACAGCGGTGTACTGCGCGGTCTGAGCACCTTCGGCCTCTTTGCGCGGGATGATGTTCTTGACTGTGACGGTCATGTTTTCCTCACTGTTGGACTTGGGTCACAAACAGGATAACAGCAGGCGCAGACGGGGCAAACGCAGTCGCTGCCACGTTGTCCACAGTCACGGCTGTGCTGTCCGATGCAAAGGCCAGTTCGATGTAGTCGTTGGCGGCCAGCGAGACGGGTTCTTGCATGGCCAGCGGGATGTAGCCGTTGTTCAGATCGGACGTCACAAGCCTGGCAGAGTTCGGAATGGCCGTGCCGTTTTTCTTAAACCAGACCCAGACGTTCTTTGCCGACGAGCTTCCACTGGTCAGTTGCAAGTTGGCGTCGAGCCGGTACAGGCCAGATGCAGGCACAACGATGCGCGAGGTTGGCGTGCCAATCGACACGCCGTTGCTGATCTCGGTGCTGTCGAATGTGAGCAAGTATTCGGTGTTGGTCGCGGCAGGCGACTGGTCTGTATCCTTTACAAAAACACCGTAATACTGCATCTGCTGGATGGTCGGACGCACAAAGATCATTCCTGTCGTCGCATCAGACGTGATGCAAGCAGCCAAAGGGATGACGTTGTCCGGGGCGGTCGGCTTGACGTTGGTCAGCGCTCCGGCCACCGTTGGGCTGGCATAAAGCAGGTCGCCCACGCTGAAAGCGCTGGTGTCCAGATCGCGCACAAAGCCCCACGTCGTGCAGTATCCCTTCTCGCCACTGTCCGGCAGGTCGTGCGTCATCACGCCCAAAATGTAGAGCGACGGGGCAGAGCCATCAGCAAGGTATGGAGCGACCAGCAAGGCCTCGGTTGTTGCGCCAACAAATCCGACCACCGTGCCGTTGGGAATGGTCACGCCAGTTGTGTTGCCGACCCGTGCGTAGTATTCCTGCCCGATCTGCTGCGTGACGCCGTACTCCATTCGCAGATCAAGCGTCTGATCTGCCTTGTTCCACTTGGCCTGGCCAATGCGAGCAGCGACGTTTTGGTTCAAGTTGAACTCGACTGCATCGACCTGCGCCAGATTGCTGATCGCCCTGTCGCCCTTGTTGTCGGCCACACCAGCCTCGATGCCCGTCTCTTCGATCAGTCGTGTCAGGATGGCAATGTCGGACGGGCTGAGGTTCTCGACGATCTGGAACAGACGCTCGAATGCCTTAATCGCCTCGTGGTCAGGCAGGAACTTTGCAAGCTGGTCGCGGGTGAGTGGTTTCTGGGTCGCCATCAGAATGCCAGCGGTTCTAGCCGCGCCTCCAGTCGTGCGATCGACAGCTGAGCGTCACTGCTGCCACGGAAGCGCTGAATGCGCCAGTTGCGCATGCTGCCCTGCTGCAGCCAGACGATGCGCTTCAAGCGCTCGCCCTGCGTGCCTGCCTTGATGCGGGTGTTCAACTCCATGCTCCACGTCTCACCGTCGAGCGAGTACTGCGTCCAGATGATCGGGTCGGAACCAAACTCAGCGCGTCCGGTCAAGCAGACCAACTCCAACTCGTGGAAGATCGCGCCTCGGCCTTCGTTGTAGACGATCAGGGTGTTGAACTCCCAGCCGACCAGATTGCCGTAGTGCGACGAGATGGTGTCTGTGAGGTAGCCGTGGCTGGTGCTGGTCGGGTCGCCAATCAGCCATTTGTCGTAGCACCAGACAAGGTGCTGTGCGCGGTACTGTCCAAGCGTGAACAGGCTGGTTGTTAGGGTAAACCATACCGCCTCGCCTAGAACTTGGCTGGCTGCGCCATCGTAGACCAGCGTCTGGTCTGGCAGGTGGATGTAGAGCAGCTGGTGCCCCTTGTCCACGCGAGCCTCCATAACCACCGCAGACAGTTGCGCCTCGGTGTAATTCTGCAATTCCTTGTCAATGTCGGCGGTGCTGATCTTGACCGTTTGACTGTTGGCACCAAGCCAGACAGCCGGGGCCTCGTTGCGGCCACCACCCATAAACGCGATGTTCTCCAAGAACACAGCGCAGNTGTGCGTGCCAAGCGTGCCACGCTGAATCTGGCCACCTTCGACACGACCGAACGGGAAGTTCTCGCCACCGACGTTGTCGAACACCTCGATGGTGTGGCGGTTGAGCGCGTAGATTTCGTTGCGCAGCTTGAGCAGCGCTTTGACCGGGTCTGGGTCGGCTTCGGACGAGCCGTACTTCAGCGGGTTCACGCTGAACGGGTCGTTCAACTCGGTCACGACCAAGAACGTGCCATCGGTCGTCATGAAGTAGCCATCGACCCACGCCACATCGAGCACGGTACTAAGGTCAGCGTCCGTTACCTGCTGCAGCGTCGTGCCGTTCCAGTAGAACAGATTGCCGTTGCTGGCAATGGCCAGCCGGTCGAACGAGTAGTCAAACGTGACCGGCGTGCTGCCCCCAACGTCACCGAGCACGGTCGTTGTGCCATTGCTGGCAATGCTGACTAGCTTTGTTCCCATCACCCGGTAACACACACCGTTCCAGTTGATGCCCCCGCGATTGATGCCGGGGCCTGTGCCGTTGGACACGATGCCATCGGCTGGGCGCAAGTAGCCTGCCGAGATTCCGCTTTGCTTTGGCACCGGCATCAAGTTGCGCGGGTAGGCTGCCCGAAAGTCTGGGGCCTCGTCGGTGTAGATGCCGTTTAGGATTGGGATTTGCATGGCTTACCACTTCTCGCGATCAGCCCAGTACGCTGCGCTCATCTTGCCTTTGGCAATGTTGGCAGCGTGCCGAGCTTTGAAAGATTCTCGTCGGGCTTTGTCAGCCTTGGACTCGCCCTCTTTCTTGGGTGAGCCTTTCACCCCCTGTTGACCGAAGCGAATCGTCTTGATCTTGTCGCCTTCTTTGGCGACGACCACGTGCGATTTTGTCGGGTGGCTAGGCGTGCGCTTAGGCTGGTTGTAGCCCTGCACACCCACCTTGGCCAGCCGAGCGTCCTTCGGCTTGGTGGCCATTACTGACCGCCTTCGCCAGTCTGAATGTGCAGCGTGGTGCCAGAGGCAGAAATGTGCGCCAGCGTGTCATCGCCCTCGCCTTTTTGCACAACGATCTCGCTTCCTGCACGCACAGGCATGTCAGCGGTCGTGGCAGTCTGAGCGCCTGAGCCGATTCGAACGTGGCAGATGTTTGCGCCGACGTTTACCAGGCGCACGGACTTGGCCTGCGAATCGAGCGAAACGGATGCCGATGCAGCGGCAGGCGTGG